CATCAGTAACTTCAGAATTCAATCGTTGCCAAGTGCGAAAACCCTTTTCCCAACTATTAGACATAATCCAAGAATCTGGAAGTTTTTGAACAGCAATAAGTCCAGTATACTCTCCTGTCAAAAACTTAAATCCAGAAACAGCCCAATTAATTCCCTGTCGATAAAATCTACGGTTTAACAGACTGGCACATTGTGACAGATCTATTGTTAATTGGTCAATCGCACCTTCACCAGATAAAGGTACTTCAAAAACCATAGTTTGCACTGCAGGTTCAATTTTCTTCATTCGCTTATATCCGCTCTTTTTCTTCGCCATATCCCAATGGCAGTTATGTCTGCTATTTTAAATGAACCCGCCGTTCTACACCACCCAATGCACCAGTAACTGGCCCAGTTAGAAAGACAGACTCTCTCGGATACATGTACCCGGATTCTATCTTCCTAACCCTCCACGGGGGGCCGCCGAGTAAATAAATCCTTCACTCGTTGTATCACTATTCTGGGTTACAACAGGACAATCTCAGCGATCCACAATGATAGCAATCGAATTCCAATACTGTCTGTCCTGGCTCTGGCTGAATCTGACGTCGGCCCGTTAGGCCTCCTCTAGGCAGATTCACCGTCTTCGACGGCAAGGCCTGTTTAGAAGATAAGGTGGGGTCACAATACGTGCGATGCCACCAAGAGGTTGCACTCCTCCCACAACACTTCAATGTCTTAGTCATCATTCTTCCTCCAACAAACTCGCTTTAAGATGCGCTTCATAATCTTGCAAGTCTAGCTGACAATAGCAATCATAACAAATGCCACGATCCGTGGCTTCACTTTCACATTCAGTTTTACAATTAGTACACTTCATTCTTCTTCCTCCTGGATTAAATGCCAAGCACATCCAGTTCTCATCTCAACATTTGTATCTATTGAATGAACAATGACAGGGCGCCATGTCCATTTTCCGTCTTTCTTTATTCGCCAGTAAAGTTTTCCGCTCATATACTGTCGATAGGCCATGTATACATAAAAATTTGTATACATCAATTACTAAACTCTTGATATCTCTCATATTGACGAGATATCGCTTTCAACTTCATCTTGTGTGGAGTGTATGGATGGATAATAAGACCCCAATCCACAACACTTGCAGTCATAGGTGCTCCAATCAATTCCCACTTAGATCGTGAGGTATCAGGATTGTACGCAAAATCACCTGCCTGAATCTGTAACATCTTCCTCTCCAAAGGATTAATTCCAATTCTGGAAGAATCGTTACCCGGCGATGGACCTGAACCACCTTCAGCTAAACGCTTTTTACGGTCCCTTCCATCTTTTTCGGCATGCTTAACAGCTATCTTGTAATGTTCTCCGAACAAATTCTCCATGTACCAATCGTACATTTCTTGCATCATAGCGTTCACCGCTTTGACTTTTTAGCAGGAACAAGTTTCTTCGTGCTTTTTTTCTTATTCGTATATCGATAACGCACTAACTTGCCATCTTTTTTAAATGTCTTGCCGTAGTTATACTTAGCCATTACAAACACACTCCAGAAACCTGTGCATATGCTTTCTGTGTCAAACCTACTATGTGTAGGATTCCCATTAACAACAAATATTCTATTCGATTGTTTCTAAGGTGATCTACGATACTAGCCCACCTTGTAACTTCAATTGCAGTTTCAATTTTCGTATTCATATTAATCACATATCCGTCATTGGTTCACACAAATATCCTCTGTGATTACCAGGTACCAAGTCAACTATTAATGTAGCTAAACTAGTACCTGGCTCATTCTTCGTAGCCTGTAGACGAATTAGTCCACAAGGAAACATACCACCTTTAAGTCGCGAAGTTCCACCAATAGTTGTGCCTGTAACCAATTCTAAATCATGGAACTGTAATCCAGATAATTGGTTAGCACCACCTGGATACATAGTATCAGTATTAACACCATCATTCTCAAAAGGATATGGTGCAATATTATTCTCGAGCAATAAATCTTCAATTACTTCGTGACTCTGGTCTGTTCCCTGATTAAAAGTGGCTTGCATCCAATTCTGTGCTGCCACTATATCAACGCTAGACGCGTCATCAGGCATATTAGGATCAGCTACATTAGGAAGAGCCCTTCCAGCTGCATATCCTTCAATTAAAGAAACTGCGTTGTTACCAGAAGCTCCGACTCCTGGATAACTGGCACCTACCGCAATAATATCTCTAGTAGATACATCATCGGTACCATCTGTTTTTGGAATTACGATCTTAGAAGATTCCCACTCACCCGGTTGAGCGGAAATAAAAGCAGGGTCAAAAATACCTGGTAACAAATTTGCCCCAAATCCAGCAGAATGATGATTAACATCTGCATAAATCTTGAAATCCAAAAACCTCGGTCTAATAGATTGAGATTCATCAGTAACTTCAGAATTCAATCGTTGCCAAGTGCGAAAACCCTTTTCCCAACTATTAGACATAATCCAAGAATCTGGAAGTTTTTGAACAGCAATAAGTCCAGTATACTCTCCTGTCAAAAACTTAAATCCAGAAACAGCCC